TTGCGACGAGTTTATCCTTCCACTCACCCACCTCACCAGGAGAAGGGCAAGTAGATGGATCAGACCAGTCACGAGTCCAGTCTGGATTATCATTCTTCCACTGATCCCAGTCGTGGACACTCATTTCCACTTCTTTCTGTTCACCAGTGATTTTGTTAATAACAGGATAGGTCGCCATAAAGTTACGAATTCAAGATAATTTATTTAGAATGATTAATCGACCCTCAGAGATGGTTGAAGTGATCGGATTTCTTCGCATCCACAGTCATCATTTGGACATTTCCATCCGAGTGCTTCTGCAACAGTTGGGAAAGTGCAAATAAAAATACGACGACATTCGTTTGCAATATCCATATGCTCCTTTTGAGTGCCATTTGCAGAACGAAGTTGGATATAATGAATCCATGACCTGCAAGAACCGGACATATAGATACGTGTGGGCGTCGCTAAGGGCAATACAAACCTTGCACACTCCTTTGCCACCCCGTGCTCCAAGAGGCGCTTGTAGAGGACGTTAGAGGCGTGAAAATGCTCTTGAATCTCTGCCTGCAACTTCAACTTCAAATAACCTTCAAGATCATCTGTGGAGTTCTGACGGTTCTTTGTATCCTGCCTACGAAGTTCTGGAACAGGAATATATTCTGTCAGAAGATTAGTGTCAGCATAACGTTGTGAAAATTCTTGATATGTAAACGAACGGTGACGCAAAATTTGCGCTGCGATACCACGATTCGTTTCAATTTCAAGAGTCATAAAAGACTGCTCAAAAACAGACCAATGATTATGCTTAATACAATAAGCAAGCAACTTGGCATAGTTTTCGTTGTCTTGATTCGCAGGATTGCTAACTCGTGCAACATACGCCATTGTTTTTTCTGCATCAGGCGTTACCGAAATAAGTTTTACAGTCATTTCTTACCAAATCCTTTTGAAAGTTTTCCTTCTATTTGTGCGAGTTCTTCTTTTACCACTCGCAGTTGCCCCTTCATCTCTACAATTTTTTCAGCAGTATAGAGATGTTCTTGTTTAACCAATCGTTCTAAAAGTTTAACAAGTTTTTTCGCTCTATTAATCCGGGTATCCATCGTCATCTTCAAAAATTTCGTCGTAGTCGTGTCGCAATCCTTTCTTTACTTCCTCATAGTTTAAGTAACTTTGAGTATCAGAATACACTTCTGCTTTCAAAGAATCAACTAAGAGTTCCAGATTACGGACGATGAGTTTGAGTTTGTCTTTGTCCATAAGAAAATATTCTCTCGATTCATTTTACCACAAAAAAAGGAGGGAATCAATCCCTCCGTTGAATTATTTTGCCGCTACCAGCGTAGCAAGTGATGCTTGTTTACGACGTTGCTCTTTTTGCTTTTGCTCTTTGATGAGTTGAAGGAAATTGAGTTTTTTCATTTATGCCCCTCCTTTACAAACTTAACACCACGATAGGTTTCGTTGAATTGTTGGGGTTGCTGCATCATCTGCTGTTGATACTCTAAACGCTTTTGCGTATCGTATTCAACGCCGCGATATACTACCTTAGACATTAGGTTTTCTCCTTAGTTTTTTACGTTAAAGAGCGTTCCTTCAGTCGGCTTTTGCGTCTACGAAACAACCTTTTCTTGTAACTTGTTTAATCTCCCAAACAATATCATTCTTTTGTTGGGCAGTTAGTGTTTGATTGATATTAACTTTGCCAATCAAAAATTGTGCTTGTAAGCAAGTTAAGAAAAGTGCTTCCATAGATGAACGATCCGTTCCGAGTCGGCTTACTTCCGTCCCATAGGGATGAACGTAAGGTCATTATAGACCTGTTAATGGTATATAGCAACTTTTTGTTGTAGTAAGTGATACAGTTTTATAAAATCTTATAGGGCAAAAAAATTGCCGGGATTTTTTCCCAGCAATTTTGAAATCACTTCCGCTTTTTCTTTTGGGGTGCTTGATAACCCCAGAGTTTTGGATTGACTCTTCCATGTCCAAAGTCAATACTCTTTAAGTTAGCACGAAACTTATCCCAATACATATCAAACAGTTTGATACGCCCACCTCTGGTTAGATCAAAACAAATCTTATCATCTACAAGATACTTGATAATGTACGCATCATTCGGTGCATCTTTTGTACACACATCAGCATATGAACCATTCTCGATCAGAATATCACAACCGTAGCGTGACTTGCAAGTTTCTTTTTCTGCTGGTGTCCAATGATCCATATGCTTTTTTGTTGGTTTTACTCTCTCAATTACATCATTATGTTGACTCATGCTCAGGAACGACCTCCCCAAATAATATCTGGATATGCTTCGGAAACAATTTCTTTTGTGATCTTATACTTTGTTTCAAGTTTCTTATCTTTTACAAGACAGATAATTTCTGCTTCAAGAGGATGAAGACCTTGAAGTAGATTAATGAACATTGTTTCTCTACGAAGAGAACTTAGTCCATCATTTCCACCTTTGATGAAATTATAAAACTTAGAATATTCTTTACGAATAGAAGAACGTCCCTGATCTTGTGATCCAAGTGAACTAGAACCGAGTTCTTCCATTTTTTCAACTGCATCAGCAATCTTCTCACTCAAAGTTCCTTTGAACGAGTCCATTTCATTAACAGCAGAATATGGAACATCACCAGGAGGAAGTGCTGATGTGATTGTTTCGTCAAAGTTCCAAATAAACAATGCTTTCAGTGCAGGATGAGCATACTTTTGAAGTACCTCTGCTTTCTTTGCATTGCTTCTTTGCTTTGAAGCGGCATTGAAGATCTCAAAAATAAAAGGATTTGCAGGAAGTTCTGGAATGGATTCTGCAATTACCGTTGCTTTTGGTGCCGCTGGTTTTTTGGTGGCAGTTGTTTTAGTCTTAGTCGTCGCTGCCGTCGTCTTCTTCGTTGTCGTCATAATAGTTCTCAAAATTAAATGCAATTACTTCGTCAGGTATAAGATTACCTTGATTGTCGAACATTTCAGGATGAGGTCTTGGAATTTCCCGATAGTTCATCATATATTCTCGTGCTACCCAACCTGTTACAAGTCCCACTATAAGAAACAAAACCGTTAGGAATGAACCAAATACTAGACTAACTGCTAACATTTCTTTTTCTCCGGGAAACTACTTTCTTCTTCCTTGAATGAAAGGAAAATTCAAAATAGATAGTTACTTCCCGATTTAAGAAGCAAACCATCTTTTCAAAAATGATATGGAATGGGTGTGTTTGCTTCTTTTTGCCTCCATTAAGTATGAGTTCAACACCACGATTGAAGTGGTCTTCCTTTTTATTTAGGGTCTCATCAGACGATTTGATTCTCTTTGAGGAATTTGATTGTGTCAACGCATCCTCCTAATTTTTTAGTATCACAAATTACTTGCGGGAATGTAGATCCTTCACCAAATTCTGCGTAAAATCCTTCTCTGGTAAAGTCCTTATCCAAAGTATACACGACGTGTTGTATTTTTGTCAACTCTAACACGTTCTTAACTTTGTCACAATAAGGGCAACCTGGTTTCGAATAAACTGTGAAATTCATAT